TGGACTTCATCGGGCAGCACAACATCGTCGTGCGGGATGTGCGGCACGACGAAGGAGCGCATCTTGCGCTTGTCGCGCTGGCCCACCGTGCCCGAACTGCCCACCGGCAGCGTCGGCAGCAGGTTCAGCACGCCGTTCTTCTCCTCGATGAGGATCTGGCGGAAGCGCACCGGCTTGACCGGGAACAGGTTGAGTGACTCCAGCCGGCCGTAGCGGTTCGGCAGGAGGTTGATGGCGGCCGTGAGGTTCGCCATCGAGAAGGCGGGATTCGAGAACGGGTTCTGCATGTAAGTACTCCTTTAAACAGCGTGGCGAACGAGCACGCCGGCCGCCTTGAGTTGGGCGATGGCGGCGGCTTTGTCCAGGGGGGTGATGCCGGCAGGCCAGGTCAGGGCGTGATCGGCGACCACGGCATGACGGGCGACCAGAATCCCGTCCTCGCGATCGATCAGGCTGGCGTCGACCGAGGTGGCGAGAACGCCGACGGCGACCTCGGTGCCATCCGTCGCGGTCGGGTCGATCTGCTTGACCTTGGCCGTGGCAGTGTCGATGCCGACCACCGTGCCGAGCACGAGGTTCTGGCCGGCGGCGACCGTGACCTGGTCACGTGAATAGAGATTGGGGGCTTCGTACTTGAGCAGATCGCCCAGATTGAGACCTTCGGTAATGACGGGCATGGCTTACTCCTTTCCGGTGAGTTTCTTGACGGCTGCCATCAGTGGATTGGCGGCAGATTGGGATTGCTGAGGCGCCGAGGCATCCGGTGCGATCGTCGAGCGGATTTCCGGACTGTCGGCACGGCTGGCCAGCAGCGCTTTACGGACCTGACCTTCAGAAGCGCCTTCCGCGAGGAAACGGGCCGTCAATTCCGGATGACCGGCGAGTTGGCACAGTTCGGCGATGGCGAGTGCGTTGGTTCCGTTCTCCGCAGGGCGGGCTTGGGCGTCAGTGGCCGGCACTTCATCAGTGACAGGGGTCTCCGATTCGGGATCGGGAGCTTTTGCCGGTTCATCGGTCAGTGGCTTTTCAGTTGTGTCAGGGTGAGACATGGTTGAGATCTCCATGGAAGTTGAAGGACTTGATGCGATGGGTGTTGCCAGTGAGCGCGAGGAACTCGATACCGCGTGGCCGCGCGCCCGACGAGCCACCAGAAAACTGCTCAATTCCGCGAGCACGGAATCGAGACTGCCGACGGCATCGGCCAGGCCGCTGGTCACGGCGTTCGCACCGAAATAGATGCCGGCCTCGGTGGCACGCACCGCTTCGGCATCGAGCCGACGCATCGCAGCGACGTGAGTCACGAACAGGCCGTAGAGACGATCGACTTCGGCCTGGAGTCGGGCATGGGCATCAGGGCCGAGCTTTTCGTGGGGAGAGAAATCGTTCTTCTGCTCTCCCGCCGTAATCGGGGTGTAGCGATAACCTTGTTGGGCATCGCGGGCGGTCTGGTCGACGTGCATGGCAATCACGCCGATAGAGCCCACGCCGCCGGTACGTGTGACCACCAGACGAGATGCCGCGCAGCCAATGGCATAGGCAGCGGAGTACGCCGCGTCCGATGCCACAGCCCAGATGGGCTTCACGGCATCGGCGGCACGAATCCTCTCGCTAAGTTCAAAGACGCCGCCCGCTTCGCCACCCGGAGAATCGATGTCGAGCAAGATGCCCTCGACACTCGGATCGCTGATCGCCGCATCGACCATGCCGGTGATCTCAGCGTAGGACGTGAAGCCCGAGGCCGGTTCCAACCCCATGGTGCGACGAACGAGCGACCCAACCACGGGGATCACGGCAACACCTGCAGGTGCATCGATGCGTGCCCGTGCCTGTGGGAGCGATGCCGCCAGTTCGGATTCAGGCCAATTCACCCGCTCGCCGAGCACCGACAGAATCACGTCGAGCTTGGCACGGGCGAGCAGAAGCGGCGTCCCGTAGAGACGGGCCGCAAGATGAGGTAATTGCATGTCAGAGGTTCTCCGGGGTTTCGGGGGGAACAACGGCTGGCGGCGCAGCTGCCAAGTCATGACGGGGGTCGGACTCAAACACCAACCCGAGCGCATCGGCCCGTGCGTTGTCAGCGGCAATCTCCCGATCAACATCTTCGGCGTCGTAGCCGAAGGATGAGATAGCCTCCGAACGGGAGAGCAGACCCGACCGGATGGCGGTGAGCATGGCGTCAAACTCTTTCTTGGGATCCACCCATTGCCAGCCCTGGGGAATCCACTTCACAGCCAGATACTCGCGTCGCTTGGCCTGACCACCCCGGGCATACCCCGGCAAGGACAACGCCCCCTCAAGTGCTGCCTGCTCGATGAAGGCCTGCCAGATCGGTCGGCACAATTGGTGGACGAGCACGCCGTGCTGCAAGGCTTCGCAGCGACGGCGAAACTCCAGCAGGCCGGCACGGATCGACGAGTAATTGACCTGGGTGAGATCCCCGGTCAGTTGTTCGTAGGTGACACCCATGGCGGCGGCGACGGCACGGAACTGCATGCGCAGAAAATCGGCATAGCTCGCGCCGACATCGGCTGGTTGCGAGAATTTGACGTCTTCGCCGGGCTCCAGGATCTGCAAGGTGCCGGGCTCCAGACCGGCCAGAGCCACCCCGTTGGCGTCGGAGACGCCTTCGCCCATCAGGTTGTCCTCGGGTGCCAGGCGCGTAATGAAACCGGCGAACATGGCGGCAGTTTTTTTGCGCACCAGTTCGGCATCATCGTACTGGTCGAGTTCATTGAGCTTGACCAAGGCCCGGGCCAACCAGGGTTCGCCACGAATCTGCCCTGGCCGCAGGGGGCGGAAGAGATGCAGGATTTCCGATGCATCGACACGGACCGTTTCAATGCCGCCATTGCCGGACATCGGAGCCAGTGCGCCATCCTCGGGATGTGCCCGATACAGGTGATAGGCCACACGCCGTCCGAGGCGGTCAAATTCGATGCCGGCGCGAATCACGTTGCCGTTCGCAGCCGTCGTGTTCATGGTCACCGGCAAGTGCTCCGGTTCGAGTACCTGCAATTGCAGCGCCACGGCCAGTCCGTCTTCTGGGCGCCGATAGCGGATCCGCACCAGTGCCTCGCCGCCCTCCAGCATGGCCCGGCAGGCCAAGGCTTGCAGGCCATAGAAATCAGTGAGCTCCGAAGCGTCGGCATCCAGCGTCCAGTCGCGCCAGAGCATCTGGATCCGTTCGCGCAATGCGGCATCCGCCACCAGGGACTGCGGCTTGATGCCGGTACCGATCGCATTGGCCACGTAGGACTCCAGCGCGGCATTGGCCCAGGCATTGCGCCGCACGAGATCACGACTCTTGGTGCGCAGTTCGGTCTGGGTCGCCATCAGTGCCGCTACAGCACCCGGGTTGGCCGGTAGCCAGGCAAAAGAACGCCGTCCACCACCAGCCGCCTCGTGCAGCGGACTGCCACCGAACATCCGGCGTGAGATTCGTTCCAGCCAGCCCATCTCAGAATCCCTTGCTCGTGGTGACCCGGATCTGGCGCGGTGCCTTCGGCCAGAGACCTCGGGCGACTGCCTGATCGTGGAGATCGCGCTTGACCGCGTCGATCGCCGCCTGGAGTTCCTCGACCGTGCGGTACTCCACGGTCTTGTCACCAAAGGTGACTCGCCGCTCCCCCTTGGCCAGCGCCGCCTCAAGGGCGGTAAGTTGGTCTTTGGTATGAGCCATCAGCGATAGACCACCAGGTTCATCTCCGTGGTATCCGCCAGGGAGGTATTGCCCGTAGAGCACACCACGTCGACATAAGCCGCCGTCTTGGCATCCGATGTCGAACGTGCCAAGGCCGTCCTGGCGCTACCTGAATTGGTAGTACTGCGGGCAAATGCCAGCCAGCAGTAATTCGCATCTGCGAAGGGTTGGGAAAATGTGATCCGGTAACGTCCCGCTGCCAGCCGGGTGACCGTTGCGACGTTGTGAGAGGCGCCGATCTGGATGGCGGAAGCGCTATAGCCAAAGGTCACCCAAGCACGAGCGATCCCCGGATGCTCAGGGCGCACCAGCGTCTTGATCTCGGTGGCGACCCGACTGGCCAGCGCAGCAATGTGTGAAGCCAGGCTCATGATCAGGCGATCAACTGTGCTTCGAAGATGGCGACGAAGTCGGTGCTGGTGTCACCGATATCTGCACTGGCCACTGCACCGATATTGGTCCGGGCCTGCAATTGCTCCGGCGCAGTCAAGGTTTGTGCAGCATCGAAGCGCACTCGCTTGTCGATGGCGGCCGTCAGCGCGGCGATGCCAGTCTGATCGTTCTGCAGGGCCTGCTGCAGTTCGAGCAAGGTGTCGTAGGCAGCATCGGCACCGCCGAGAATCTGGGCACGCAAGTCATCGAGCAGCGTGACAATCTTGGAGGCCGAGAACGTGGTGGTCGTACTGCCGGGGGCCAGATCATCGATGACGGCAACCGCAGCAATCGCCGCCTTGAGTTCGTTGATGGCGGCGACCAGCGTGGATTTGTCGGTCGTCGAGAGCGACGAAAGGTTGCCGATCTTGGAATAGACCGTCTTGAACTCGTCGGCGACACGGATGACCAGGCTGTGGATTTGGGTTTGCAGACTCATGATGCGATTTCCTTTGTGGTGGGTTTCAGGTCAGCCAGCGGCTGCGGATCAAACGACGTCCGCCATTGCGAACGCCAGAAACAGCGAGGCCACCTCTGTGGGTGGCCTCGGCATCGGGTACATCGGATAAATCGGAGGGATCAGCGCTGGCGATCCCGAGTTGCTTTTCTAGTTCTCGCCAGTGCCGATCCTCAAAGCGATCGAGGCCGGAGGCTGCGGCAGCGGCCCGGGCATAGACGTAACAGTCGAGTGCTTCGTTACGCTCGCGCATCTTCTGCCACTCCCGAGTCGCGAACCCGTTCCGGTCGCGCCGCGTAATCAACTGCTCGGCACACAGTTGCTGCAGGAACTCAGCATCCACCTTGGGCAGATGGACGAAGCCGGCGGGGTAACGGATCGTCACACCGTCCTCGGCCACCTCCGGCGACTTGCGCAGGTTGTTGTAGAACTCCAACTTGGCAATGCCGCCTGCGACCGAGAACACCTTGATGCCCCTGCGCAGTTTCTTGCCGCCAGACCTGGCATCGACGGCAGTCGGTGTGCCGACCAGGGCTGCACCACGTGCCACCCCTTTGACGGCCATCAGACGCGGGTCGCGCACACCCCGGACAAACGCATAGGCTTCCTGAGTCGCGAAGCCGGTATCCAGTGCCAAGCGACCCAGTCCAAGCTGGCAGCCGGTTTCATGCGTCCAGGTTTCCCGCAATACGCCAGCCAGTGCTTTCCAAACCTCGTCGCGGGCGGTATCGCCCATCAGCACGCGATGCTCGACCAGCCAGGACTCCTTGCCGCGCCCGAAGGCCCATACCGAGACTTCGATACGATCCTTCTGTACGTCGGCACCCGCCGTGAGCAGCAGCCCACCGATCGGCACTGCACCGATGCGATAGTCTTCACGCCGCTCCAGCAGCCGCTGCCAATCGGGCGCTTCGCCTTCCTCGACCCACGTCTCACCCAGTTCGGTGTTCTTAAACGTCTTGATCGCGGCGGCGGATCCAGCTTCCTTACTGATGGCACTCTCCCAGGCGGCCGCGACATCTTTCCAACTGCGCCAGCCAATCGGGCTATACAAGCTCGACAGGTGGAAGCCGGCAGTGCGACTGACACCGTCGGCCATGGCCCGCCATTCGCCGTGCTCCAGCATCCAGGTCTTGTGGTGTTCCGGGATCGGCACCTCACAGGATTCGCAAACATAGGCAGCGGTATCCGGGAAGTTGCCATCCTCGCCACGTTCCCAGCGCAGTTGCTCGAAGCGCAGCCATTGCCGGTGCCCGCAGTGCGGACACGGCACGAAGTAGCGGCGCTGGTCCGATGCTTCGTATTCCCGTTCGATGGTGCTGACACCGGCAATCGTCGGCGTCGACACAATGAAGATCTTGCGCCGGGAAAAT